TATGTGGACAGATGAAATGGGTAACAGCTATGAAGCAGAAATACTTTGGATACCAAGACGATACGAAGTTACCAAACTAGGTAATGATATTATTGTAGATGCTAGACTTGTACCTAACCAACCAGACTATGGTGAAGACCCGTGGTCAAGGTTTGAGTTAAGTTACAAAGGCGGTATATTAAATAGTAGAAACGCTAAGACTATTAGCATGATGCAAAGAGCATTACCATCTGCATTTCAATATATGTCTGTAAAAAGAGTACAGGACAGAGAACTTGCTGCTTATGTAGGTATGGAAAGAGTAGTAGATGTTGACCAAGTGCCAGATGAATTAGCGTTAGATGCAGAAGGTAATCCACAACAAGGACAAGACAGACTACTAACAGCAGATGTAATTGCTAGAAAAACTAAAACTAGATATTATAGCGGTAGTAGAACTGCAAATGGTATGCCATTACCATCTACTAGAGGTGCAGGTGTAAGTTACAATATGGTAGATACTTCGCCACAACTTATTAACTTACAGCAGTTGGCTAGTATGCTTAGTGCAGAGACAGGTATGATGATGGGAATACCACCACAAAGAGAAGCACAAGTAAGTCCAGGTACAAATGTTACAGATAACAGACAAGCATTAGTACAATCTACACTAGCTACACAAACACTATTTTATTTTATAGATAAGGTATGGTCTTATTGTTTAAACGAACACATGTTTAATCTTAAGACTTATATCAAGAATTTATTTCAGAATAATCCTACACTTAAACAACATCAGTTTATGTATATCTTACCAGATGGTACTAAAGAGTTGTTAGAAGTTACAGATAGGAATGTAGAAATGTTAGAAGACATTGGACTGTATTTGTTTGATAGTGGTAAAGACCAAATATACTTCCAGATGATGTTACAGTCTATACACGCTATTGCACAAAATGCAGGTGAAGGCGTAGAATCATTATCTGCTGTACTTAAATCACTTACATCTGCTAATAGTGTAGAAGAAGCACACAAAATTATACAGGTAGAAGCAGAAAAGCAGCGTAAGATGAAGGAGAACATACAGAAACAGCAAGAACAGTTGCAACAACAAATGAAGCAACAGCAGATGGAATTAGCCAAGTATCAAGCTGACCTAGAACTACAAGGTAAATTAGCACAAATTAAAGCACAAGGTGAAATGAACTTACAAAGAAGTGAGATTGAAGTGCAGAAGTTTGCTATGCAACACGACATTAATAAAAACGAAGTTAATGATAGCATAGAAAAGGAAAAGATGAAGATTGAACATGAAAAAGAGGAAAAGGCTAAAGATAGGCAGTTAGAAAGAGAAAAGCTAGAGAGTGAAAGAAGAAAAATTTTAGGTTAAATAGTAAATGTAATTATTGATTATTAACCTTTTATATATTGAAATTATTATAACTAAATTTGCGTTAATATGGAAAATGTACAAGAAAAGTCGTTATTCGATGATTTAGTTTCGGCAGATGAGCCAACACCAGTAATAGAACAAATTGAAAATGAAGCAATTGAAGAAATTGATGACGTTAGTGAAACTGACGCTGAAGTACAAGAACCTGATGTTGATGATGTTGAAACTGAAGAACCTAGCAATGAAAATGCTGAAGAAGTAGACGATAGAGTAGAAGCACTCTATGAACTGTTACTTGAAAATCAGATTGTTGCAAAGAATGATGGCTTTAAACCTACCGTAGAAAATTTACAAGGGGTTATAGAAAGCTTACCAGAGCAATACTTTTTACAGGCTGCTGAATCTTTACATCCAGATGCTAGAGATATTGCTAAGTCACTATTTTATTTAGGCGAAAACGCTACTAAAGATGAAATAGTAAAACTACTTAGTGATACACCTACTACTAATATTGATGATGAAGACAGTGCCTATACTTATTTAGAGAATAAGTTAAGAGGTACAACTGGGTTTAAAGACGAATCAAGATTAGCAAAGTATTTGCAGACATTAAAAGATGATGACTCTTTAGTTGATACAGCTAAAGAAATGTTTGAAGAAGATGTACAAAATGCAGAACAAACTAAGCAAGAACGTTTAGAACAGTTAAAGCAACAAAAAGTAGAAAGAGAACAACAAGTAAAACAGTTTTACAAGAATATTGACACTGAATTAAAAAACTTGCCTTGGCAACAAGATAAGAAACAACAGATTGTACAGCATTTACAGCCTGCAAAAGTGGAGGAAATAAATGCAATGATACAGTCAAGTCCAATGGCAGTTATTCAGTTAGCAGACATATATAGCAGGTTTAACCCTGAAACAAAACAGTTTGATTTATCAGATTTAGAACTGAAACAAGAAAGTAAGAAAAACTTAGAAATGAAGGATAATGCAAAGAAAGCAAAACTTGACAGCATATTATCAAAAGTAAAATCTGGTAAAAACAACGTTGCTTCATCGCAACAAAGCGGATTCTTTAATCAATTTGAAAAAACTAATTAAAAATGTTAAGACGTAGAAGCGCACTTGAAAAAGTTGCAAGAAAAGGTTGGGGAGGTTCATATCTAGATAGTTTTACACATGCTGAGTTATTTAGAAGTTATGGGCCAACCTATTTTGGTATGGTTGATGCACAGTTATTTTCATCTGAAATTGAAAGTAACATTATTAACAAGCCTTGGGTATGGTTAACAGCTGCACAAGGAAACATGATGTCAACTGACCCTGGTAAAAATGATTACTGTTGGAGATTAGCAGAAGATGTAGAAGCTGATGCTAGACTTACAAGAGGTATTGATGCAGGTTTAACTTATCCTGGTCTTGGTAATTCTGAGTTTCAGATTTATTTAGACAGAGGTTGGTTTCATGAGCCAGTATTATTAAAGACTGAATCTCACGATGCACCTTTATTAAGAATTATTGGACACCCTGTACAGATTAGTGCTAACGAATGGCAGTATACAGTTAAGTTGCAGGATGGTAATCCTTCTTCTTTTATTGATGCTACTTATTTTGAAGCAGGTCGTAGAGTAATTGATGGTGGTACATCAACTAGTGATGAATTGAACTACAAGTATGGTGGAGATTACTTCGCTAATGTATTTGAGTTACAGTCACACATTGGTTACTTAGGAAGAAAAGTAGAAGTTACTGATAAGTTTATCAGACTTGAAATGGGTGGTAAGTCTGCAGGTTTGTCTTATGGTATTAGTGGTAGAGGTGGTAGCTACTCTGATGGTAATGCTATTGGAGTTGGTTATGTATATCAGCCAGGTCTTAAAGACAAAACTACAAGTAAGAAGATACCTACAGGTTCTTTTGTTACAATGGCAGAAGCTAGATTGTCTGAAAGAATTAATGAGGATAAGAACTTTATGGCTGAATTTGGTCGTAATGAAGTAACTGTTGACCCAGAAACTGGAAGACCATTGAAGGTAGCACCAGGTTGGAGACAGTTAAGAAAAGATGGACACTACAGACCACACAATGGTAGTTTGACACTTTACAACATCTATGAGAAGTTGCAAGATGTATTTACTACAAGATATAGTGTAGGAGAGCCTGTAGTTGTATTAAAGACAGGTAAAGGTGGTATTGAAATGTTTAGCAGACTTGTAAAAGAAGAAGCTGGACTTGCACCATTTACTTTGGTTGATAGCTACTTTGTAGGTAGAGCAGAAAGTGAAATTACACCTAACGCATTGAAGTTTGGTGCGCAGTTTACAGAAGTGCTTATGCCTAACGGTATTACTATTAAGGTTATGTATGACCCAACCAAGGATAATCCACGTTACTATCCAGAAAAAGTACCTGGAACACATTATTCTTATGAATCATTTACTTTTGATTGTTTAGATTTAGGACAGACTGATGCTGCTCCTGCATCTGCTACATCAAGAAGTAACATCGTAGGTGTATATGAAGAAGCTTACGAAGAATATTTCATGGTATCTAATGTATACGATATTTACAGCGGTGCTAAGAAGAATGGCGAAAACGTTGCTGTTCTTGATAAGCAAGCAGGTATTTACAGAGGTACATCATTTGGTATTAACTTCTGGGATATGTCAAGAGTATTGACTATGCCTTATAACGCATAAATAACTAACTAAAATTAGCACGAAACGCTATGAATCCATTAAAAATTATTGTAAAGCCTGTGCCACGAGAGAGTGTGCAGAGAAGACATTTGACACCAGTAAAAGTATTTGACCCCACTACACAAACGTTT